CGCGTCGCATACGGGAGAAAATGCGGTCAAGGTCGGTCTGTGACGTTAATATCTCCGCCATTGATTACGCCTCCTAGCCGGCATGGTTAGCGGACGGTCTAAGCGCGTCATTATGCGAAAATTATTGCCGAATAGCTTGCCTTTTTCCGATTCGTAATCACCTTGCAAGTCTTTCGCTAATCTCCGATAATTGTCCGCTATCATCGACTTGTCGACTTGCTCCTCGCCGTCTGCAAACTTAAAGTAATGGGCGACGCTTAAAGCGATCTGCCAAGCTCCGTTATATTGGGCGTAAAGCAATACGAGATTAATTTCGTCGGGCTTGACGCTATCTGACGGCGCATAGCCATGCGTCCGCATAGCGTCAATTACGAGCGACTCCGCTTCTTGCTTGGTAAAGCCCGGCACGCCTTTAAATCGTTGATATAGCGTATCTGCCAATTCCTGCGCCGTCATGGTAGCGCCTCCTTATTCGTCCTTTTTCTTTTTCGTAGTAGCCGTCTTTTTTGTCGTCTTGGCTTTCGGCTTAGTCTGCTTGACTTCCTCAATAATTTCGAGATATTTTAACGCTTCATACTTTTTAGCCGTAACCTCGTCAAGCTCGATAATAGATCCGACGGGCTGTCCGTTAAAGACAGCCGCCGTTTTTACCTTGTATTTAGTCGCCATGAGTTAATCCCTCTATCCCGCTATCAAGTACTTGGCTGAGAACGCCTGTTTTTCTAACGTATCTAATAACGTCGCCAGCTTTTCCGCCTTCAAGAGAATATCCGATAAAATACTTATGCTCTTGCGTATTCGTCCAACTAGCCTCCCCGTTATCGTCCGCCGAAATCAACGTTCCGGGACGTGTGTCTTTTGAAAGGCGTACCTTCCAAATCGGATTGCCTTCGATTTTTAACGAAACTTCTTCGCCTTCTTTAAGGTCTTTTATCGAATAAAAATCCGGAATCCAGTCTTTTTTGTTTTTCATTAAATAAATATTATTGGGGTCGTCTCCCCTTGCTCCCCTAAGAGCTACTAATGAATAAGCAGGAATATCCTCCGTAACAATTGCTTTAATTTTCATTTCCTATTTACTCCTCCTACTTAAATGTTAGGCGAGCTAATGCCCGCCATTATTAACCTTCTACGCCTTCCTCCGGAATAACGTCCGCATAAAGTAATAAGTTAGGATTCTCAATAATCGGGAAGCCCATCGCTACCGCACGTAAGACAGACTGGATAGGTTCTTGTTTATCGTACGCTTGTAAGACAATTCCCGGCTGGAAATTATTCTCGACAGTCGGTCCGAGTAGGAATTTACCAACGCCTTGCGATACGAAAATAACACGATTTTCTGGGAATAATTCAATCGTTTCAACTTCGCCTGTGTACGTGTTTTTGACGTTAGCTTTCGTCTTTTTGACGATAGTAATTGACGGTAGACCATATCCACCAAGAACGCTGTTTAACTCGTCAACAGATACGCGCCCGCGACCGCTATTAGCAACTCCCGCCGCCTCGTTAATGATTACCGCGTTTTTAAGTAATAACGCTTGTGTTTGACGCGTCATAAAGATAGTATCCGCCTGCTTACCGTTAGTGTCTTGATACTGTTGATCCCAAGCGATTAAATCGCCGATAACGTCATGCTCCGGGTCAGCCCAAGTGTCCGCGCCTGTTAATACGATTTTATGCTCGGCTGGCATATCCTCCGTGAAATCGATATTTACTTTAACGTTATTATCGTCATACTCAACTTTACCCGTCGCAATAGCTTGCATTTTAGTAACGTTAATACGGTCGCGTAGTTCACTTACGATAGTCGCTCCGTTCGCCACAAGTTTATCGACTAACGCTTTGAATTCGCCATCGTTGCGCGGATTGTGTAACTTCAATAATTCGTTTTCTGTAACGATGTCTTTCCATCCGAACTTAGCTAACTCGCCCATGCGGCGCGCTACTGCGTCTTTATCTCGGATAGGCGGCTCGTTACCGATACCAATCATTGCTCCGATTTGTGACGTCTTAGAGATTACGTTATATGCGAACTCTTGGTCGTATGTGTACTCGTCCGGCAAGTAGTTTAATACCGCCTCTTGCGTTTCTAATTTAGCCTTGTCAACTTCTTCAACAATTCCTCTTAACGCTGGCTCTTTAAGCTCAGCAATGTGTGTAATTCCGCTCATTTAAACATTCTCCTTTTCGTTATATAATGTTTTATCACTTTTTATTCCGATTACTTTTTATGTGATACGTATCTAATCATTGGATTGGCCGCCTTAAACTCTGCCGGCACTTCTTGCGGCAACTTGTCCTCGTAAACGCTTCCTCGTACGATAACCTCGCCGGCAATTAAGTCCTGCCCGTAATCGTTGCGGAAATCTTCGTTTAAGATTCCAAAGTCGTCGAATCCTTCTACAGCCGAGAACGGCTCGAACTTACCTGTCGATTCGTTACGTGCTACTAACGCTCCTACCTCGTTAAATCCCGTAGGGAACTTAGTGTGGTCGAGCGTAGCACCTGCCTCTACAAATTGTAAATGCTCGCTTGCTAAAATATTCTTTCCGCCTTGTAATTTCGTCTTACTGAAAATCGGTCCGTAAACCATTCGCAATCTCCCCTTATAATTTAATTTTGTGTAATACGCGACTTACCGCGTTTCTTCCTAACTCTTCCGCGTCAACCGTCTTAGGCTTCGCTGCACGCCCATTAAACGTGCTAGGGTCGGCGTAATTATCCTTGACCGGAACCGTCGATTGAATCTGCTTGATTGATTCTGCGATTGACTCCTCGTCCTCGCCGTCCACGAGCTTAACGAGTAGTTTCGCCTGCTCTTCGCTATATCCGGCTTGCCTAAGCCCGTCTATTTTACGCAAGGATAACGCCTCTTTACGAGCCTGCTCTTTCTCTTGCAAGGCTTGTTCGTAAAGCTCTTTATAACGTTCTTGCTCTTCGAGTTCTTTACGCTTAGCCTGCGCCTGCTCCTCCTCGATTTGCGCTAACCTTTCTTTCAGTTGGTTAACTTCGTCTACTTTTTGCTTAAATCTTTCGTAGGGTATACGTGTGTTCTCGCCTCCTTTATCGTCTTGCTCTGTCTGCTCCGCCGTGTTTAACGACGCGTCCGTCGCGTTTGTTTCTTGCTCTTCGATATTCGGTTGATTTTCCTTATCCATACGTTATTCCTCCTCAGTTTTTACGTCCTGCGACGATTTATATTTCTGTTATATCTAATGCGCAATGGTTAGGGCGTAGTCCCGACGTACCATTTACGCTAGACGCTATTATTTTAAATCCTTGCGTCGTAGTAGGTGTTACATACGCAAGTAAGGGTCCCGTAGATGATTCTTTCCAGTTCGTGTTAGACGGATTAACGCTCATCCATATCGCTTGATTGTTGTCGGCTGTAACTGCGTTATTACTCGCGGATACTAGCCTTAATATTACGTATCCCTCGGTATTCATTGACGCTGTTACAAAAATGCGGTACGTCTTTCCTGCCTCGAGGGTAAATATCCCGGAATTAACATCGTAAGCGATTCCTTCGCCGCTATATTTCCTGTTAAAAATACACGTTGTCCCAGCCGTTAATGGCTGCTCCGACTCGGTACGTCGTGCGTATAGGTATTGTTTAGTCCGTTGATCCGATTTAGGCGCATATACAACGCCATTAATCGTTAGCTCCCCGCGCTCATTTACGCCTAGTTTCGCTAAATCATCTGCATTATTGTGTTCGTGCCTCTTCGCTACCGCGTCGTCAATTTGCGTTATAGTAGACGTCGGCTTATTCGTAATATCCCCGTAATCAACATCGTCAAATACAAGCCTTTCGCCCGCTACCTTGACGACCTTGCCGTCTGCGCCTGCGTAACTTGTCGGCGTATCTTTTAACGCCGTAAACTCGTCCGAAAACGTAAACTCTCCGATAAAATCCCATACGCCTAAATCGTCGCGATATACGTACATACTACGCCCGCCTCCGTGCGATTCGTCGGCAAGTACGACGGCAAGGTCTCCGCCGTCCATCGTAGTTACTGCTTGTAAGTCCGCATACGTTTCGAATTTACCCATGTAGCGCATACCCGATGATAGCGCTACTAAACTATCATTGATACTGTCGATTTGCATCTGTATATTGTCCTCAGTGCCGCTTAGCCACGAGTTAATGCTTGCGACTCCAATCGTTAATCCGTCGATACTTTTAACTTTTAGCTCGTTACCTTCAACGACTGCCGTCACGTTGTCTACTTTGCTATCGAGATAAGCAGGCTCGTCATCAGCGTGCGCCATTACCTTGCCTTGCTCGGATTGCATCTGTTCTCGTGTATAGTCGATGATGTCTTGTACATCTTCTTTCGTATTATATCTGTCGTCGTGGTCGTGTTCGGCGCTCGGAAACGTTTCCGGCTTGTTCGTAATATTATCCCAGTCGACAGTACCGTCGAAGTCACCGCCCCCGCTTTGGTTCGTGACATATACTTTCGTCACCTTAGAATAATGCGGGGAATTATCGACTTGTCGAACTTTGATTTCCTTGGAATTATTCGCCATCCTCTAAATCTTCACCGCCTTTCTCAAAAACGTCATCATCCCCATAACTTGCCGCGCTATTAAAGCGTCGCTTGTTACGTTCGCTTTCGATTTCTTGTAACTTTGCTTGAACGTTCTCTACGCCCAAACGCTCCATAGCGCCTTTATTAGACTCAAAGCCCGCCGCGACTTCTAAATCGAGCAATTCGACAAGCTCGCGCCTGTTATCCGGCAACGGTAATTGAAAGCGCATCTCATTAGCGTAATCATCGCCGATAGCTTTAACAACTTCGCGGTCATAACTAAACGATGGGCGGTTGATTCGCGCCTGCAAGTAGCGTATCGACTTCTCGTGCAATTCCGCTAAGTTATAGCCCCATGATAGCCAATGCTCCTCGGTGTCCGTGATAATATCGTGAAATAGGACTTGCAATGCCTCGCCGTTTAAACCCCCGAAATTAAGCTCCTGCGGTACGATTTGAGGTAATCCGCTTATCTCGTGCATTGCGCCTTTAACTCGCGCGTACTGGTCTTTAAACGCCTCTTTCCAACCGAAACTACCGCTAACCCGCTTAATGTCCGCGGCTTTAGTATCGCCTTGCGATTGTATTTCTACGACAGATCCCGGCGCCACTTGCAAGTTGTCGGTAGCTCCCGGCGCGGCGTTAGTTACCGCTAAGATTTCAAACATCTCGAATTTAAGCGAGTCTATCGCGTCCTCATTCATCTGATTGAGTACGTCGTTTTGCTCGCGCAATGCGGATATTTCCGACTCGCCCAACGTTTGTGTGACAAGTTCATTTACCGGAAATTCTTGTATCGGTAAAAAGTCGAGTCCTAGAGGCGCTTTTTCTTGTATCGTCTCAAGCAGTTCTAAGTCGCTCTCACGGTAGATAGCCTCCTCGATATAGGCGTTGCCCGCGTCATCTAGCGAGTATTTTTGTATGCGTAAAGCCGGTACTTCTTCTCCATTAATTTCGTATTCGACAGGCTTAACGAGGTTGGCGCCGATTAAGTCCTCGTAATCATCCTCCGAATAAATCGGGATATATTCGTAGTCGGGGCGGAATATCCAGCGCAACTTGCCCGTCCTGTCGTTGTAGGATATGACGCAAACAACTCGGTCGGCAATAAGCCTATCCCGCGCCGCTTGTACGAGCTTAGCCCGCATTTTATTCTCGTCCCATAACTGATATAGCAAGCGTTCATAATTCTCAGCCCGCTCGTTCTCTTTCCGCTGCGCCTCGCTCGGCTCGTAATCGTCCGCAAGCACATCCTCTATCGGGTCTATTTGACGTCGAGGCACGCTAATGCCGTGACGTCCGCCCATCTGCCAGCGCGCTTTTCTATCGACAATCGCCTTAAAATAGTTAGTAGCGTACTTAGTCGGATCATAGTCTAAGCCGGGCGGTCGCGGCAACTCGTCCGCTTTAACAAGACGACCGTATTCGTCGCGATGCTGTTTACCGGCGTAGTAGTCATAGTTATCAAGTTGCCTCGAAATGCGTTCGGCGGTTTCTTTGCCAAGCGCTTGCCGATAAGCATTAAAGATAAGTGCGTCCATATCGTCCGGCGACATAATATGCCGGTCTACAAAAAACTTCGTCAATGTATCGTCCTCCTTTCGTGTTTAGTCTATTACCACCGGTTCATGCGTTTAACCGTTCTAACCCTCGCCTGCCTTTCGCTTGCTGTAAGATTAAGCATAGCGACGGCGTCCGGAAAGTCGTCGTGATTATACATGCCGTACATCTCGAACTGCTCCATCTCCGGCGAGTTCTGGAATTTGCGGTGGAAACGTATCTTGCCGGACTGTATGTCGGGAAGTAGCGCTTCAATCCGCATTGATTTGCGCGCGCCCGCATGTTGTTTAATCTTTTTAAGCCGGGTATACGCCGGATAGCCTGCGTTTTGTAGCCTGTCTCTCATACGGTCGGCGATAAATTCCTGCATAGCCTGCGCCTCTACGCCTAAACCGTCATACTCTTCGCGCATAGTGTACTCGACAACTTTATCGATAAGTATGTCGGGATGTACCCGCTCCATAAACGCGTCGTATACGTATAATGTGCCGGTATCAACGTTTACCGCGCCGGACACAATAACGGAATAGTCGCCTTTTTCCTTTCCCATGGCAACGTCTACTGCGCCATATTTTAGCGTATCTATCTTGCTTAAGTCCTCGTCGTCAAACCACGTAAAATGTTCCGGCTTAAAGATTTGACGCTCCTCGTCGGTAGGATTGTTTTGATATTCTTGGTTAAACGATTTGGCGCCCGAATCCTCGCGAATACGGATAAGCTCATAATAAGTCCAATAACCATCCCATAATATCCGCGTACCCTCGAGCATAGCCTCTTTGTTTTCCTCGTAAAATCGCTTAGCATTCTCATGGGCGTCCGGGCTATCTTCACGATATAACCTTCGCCACTCGTCCCATAAGTCGGTCCGATCGCTAAACTTTTCTATCGCCGCATATCGTTTACTCTCGAAATCTCTCCGTTCCTCGATTACGTAGTGTAATAAAGAACCGTAGCAAAGGATTGTACCGAGATAGATTACTAAACCGTCTTTAGCCAGCGCCGGCAGCATGGAGTCATTAAACCATGCTTTGGCCTTTGCGATTTGCTCCGGGGTGCTTGTCGATTCGTCAGACTCTATATCGTCTAAGATAAACAAGTCGGGCCGTGTAGATCCGTGTCTTAGTCCGCGCACTTGCGTGCCAAGCCCTTTTGCCTCGACCTTAATATTGCTTGACGTGATAAACTCGTATTTGTTATCAAGCTCGTTACGACTTGCTTGTACGTGGAGCAATTCGCCAAAGTCGCGCCTTAGTTTTTCGTTGAGCTTAAGCTGGTATCGTCCCCACGTGATAAAGTCGCCCGCGGTATCGGTGGTTTCCGAAAATAGTACGATATACCGCTTATGTCTATAAACGATTTGATGGACGAGGAATATATTCGACAGCCATGCTGTTTTAGCATGCCGTCTAGGACAAGCCCATGCGATATGGCGGTCGGCATTGCCGCGGGTAACCTCGTCCAGCATGTCGGTTAAGAGCTTATGAAATCGCGCGGCATTACTTGTATTGACGCCTTCCGGAATCAAGTTGTCCGGATTGTCCGGATTGCCGTCCTCGCTGAAATATTCCATGCCGAAATATAAAACGTCATATTCCGCGCGATGGATTCGTTTTAAGCGGATTAACTCTTTTTTATCGGCTATAAGCGTTTCTATTTGCGAAGGCAATAAAGCGCCTGCCTCGCGTAGCTTTTCGAGCTTGTCAATACGTTTTTCGACGAGTGCGATACGGGCGGCGCGCGCATTACGGTCGAGCCATTCGCCGTTTACATACGCCATTAATTATCGCCCTCCTCGTCAAGCTTCGCTAGTTGCTCGTCAAGCGCCGCTAATTCCGCTTGCAAATCCTCCGTACTGCGTCCGCCTTGCGATACCTCGACGGAATGTTCGTTTTTGATAAAGCCCATCATTTTCGCATAAAGGTCAAGCGCTTTTTGCGACGGCTGCTTGCCTTGCATTGACGCTATTAATTGCTTGGTAAATATGCCGACAGCGTCTCCTAAATAATCCTTAGCGACCTCTTTCTTAAACTCTATAAACGCTTGATTCTGCTTTCGCCAGCGCCACAAAGTCGCCCGGTCCACTCCTACCTCCGCCGCTATCTCGTCTTGCGTCTTAAACTCCGGATCTGTACGTGATAGCATTTCGTTTTCGATTAAGAGATAAACCGCCCGCTGCTGACGTAGGTCAAGCTGCTCCGCTAACATATCACGTCTGGATTTCGCCATTATTATACCTCCCTTCTAAAATGCGTTTAAATGCCGTTTTAAGCCGTTTACAGCGTTTTTAATAGTTTTATACTGGGCGTTATTTAAATCGCCTAGAAACCGCCTTAAATCGACGATTAAGGCTATATACGCATCGTTTGCATTGACAAGCGCATGATGTTACGGTAAAAGTGGTGAATTGCGTCCGCTTGATGCCTCGGATTGCTGGCGCTAGGCTGCGCTTGACTCCCCGACATTTAAAATTTTGGCGGAAATGTTTCCGTGCTTGGCGGCGCATATACGCCAAATACGCCCCGCCCCCGTCTGCCGATCCTCGCCCGCACTTGTATATGGACGCATGTTTATACGTTTTGCGGTTTACATAACGTTTATTTGCGGAAGTTAACTCGTTTCATAAACCGCGTCAAATCAACGTTTACAAACTTCGCTAATTTTATCGTTTATACATCGTTTATGCAATGATACAGACAAACGTTGTAATGACGATGCTTTGCGCCTTGTCTGCCCGAACTGTATCAGTAATTGGCGATGTTATTGCGAATGTATAATCGAACCCCGTGAGTTTTCGAGGCGGCATCGTCGTGAACGGCTTGCC